GCCTGCTCTTCCTTCGTCAACTCCATGTGCGCCGGGTTCAGGTTAATATCCTTGAACAACTGTTCCAGAATCTTGTTGGCACTAAACCGCTTGTAGAAGGCTTGCAGCATCACCGGATTCTGCTGAACCATCTGCATCAATGCCATACGCTTTTGGAAGTCCTTGGCCTTTTCCATTGTCCCGGAGATACCGTGGACATGAAACTCAATATCCTGCCCCAATGCCACAAACCGCTCTTCCGGGGACATCTGCGCTAACTGCTGCATCGTATCCTGTCCTACTGCGCTTGCGACTTCCGAACTCCGCAAATCGTCCAGGTCTTGCAGGATGTTCCACCAGGCCAGATACAGAATCTTCTCTATCCACTCGGTTTCAACATCGCGCACTAAGCTGTCAAAGAAGCCCGAAGAAGCCTGAGTCGAGGCAACAACCGCTGTGGCTGTCTGTGCCTTCTCAGGAAGCATCCCCTTGTTAATATCATCCCGAACAGTTGCAGCCTCAAAGTGCTTCTCAACCATCTGGAACATCAACATCGCATCTTGCGGGACATTCCCTGTAGTCACCTGCTCAATGACCTTCGCCCCCGGAGGAACTTCATCCTTCACGGTGACTGTCATACCCTGTGGGATTCCGCCTGATACTTCTTCCGGCCTTTCGAGCCAGCTTTCATGTACCTGACGGACTCCCCACACGGCTGCAAGCCCACCATCGAGCATCAAATTGAATAGCTCATTTTGAGCGATATTCAGTGGGGTTGCGTGGTCCATCAGCGCCTTGTGCCACACCGAGAAGGGAACTCGGATCAGCGGGCAAGCCACGAATGGACTTTGACCATGCCAGTACGGATTCGGCTCTGGCTTACGGATTAGATACTTCTCATTCGCTACGGTGCAAACAACATTCTCATGGCAGACAGCACCATTCTCGTCCAGGATCGTGCCCCAAAACTCCCATAGACGAACTCTCTTGCGGAACTCAGGCTCCGTTGAAGGAAGCTGATTCTTTTCAAGTTCCTGTTTCGTGTAGATTTCGGTTGAGGCAAAATCCTCTGCGATTTGGTCAACAACTTTTTGGTCATAGATTCCTTCCTTCGCCATTTCCTGAATCTCGCTCAGGTCACGGTCCAGGACATGAATCTCGTACAAACCACGGCCTGTAGGGTCCGGGTAGTAATCTTCGGGACGGACCAGATCAACCAGCAAATGCCAATAGGTCTTGCTCTTTCGCTTTAACTTGTGGACGGGCCTGGACCCGGTAGCCCCGGAAGGGAGAGTAAAGAGTTTCTGCCCCCGCTCCACGGTAAACCGCTTCTTGGTAAAGTGCCGACCGTGGACCTTGACCACCATCAGCGAATCCAGTAGACCGACCTTGACCGCATCAGAAACAATCGTTAAGAAATTACACCGGCCCTTCTCGACACGCGACATCGTATTCAACTGAGTCAAGATCAAATCACGAATTTGGAAGTTCGTCAAGAGTGACCCGTCCGAAACTTCTACGGAGAACCAATCTCCGAAGTTAGTTAGGGCTTTCTTGATAAACCCCGAAATATGTTCCACAGCCATCGCCACCATCGGAAGGAACTCCGAGGATTGACCGGGCTGTTTATGGCTCCAATCCGCATTTCCGAGAAATGCCTGAGTGTTCTCGAAATTTCGTGCAATTCTCGCTTTTCTCGCATGGAAGGCTTCATCCTTGTACGACTGGATGACCCTGATGATAGACAGGTCGGACCCTGGCCTGACCTTTTCATCCTCACCCATGTTATTCGGGTCCACAGCCCCCGTAGACTGGCCCGCTAATGTTTTAATTTCCATCATTTTTGGAATCCATATCTAATCTTGGCCGGGGTAGCTCTAACTGTTTTCCCATGATCCGTCGTAGCACTAACACAAGCGGTACAAACGCCCAGGTCACGCTCTTTTCCTTCTCGAAGTTCCACATAACATCTACGACACAGCTTTATTACGCGAGCCGGAGAAGGAGTAGGCAGGGAGCGGTACTGGTTCGATATGCCGTCGTTTCGCAACTACAGCCTCTACTGGTTCTTCGTAAGCAATCCAATACCCTAGTGCGTCCGATGTATGGGTCCGCCTAAAGTACGGGTCTTTACGATTGGTGGTTTTCTTGAGTCCCCCGCGAGGATCACGCAGGACTTGTTCTAAGTCCCGGATCAACTCTTTACAGGACTCGTCAATCAGGAGCCGGATTTCCCCCGATTCGTCTTTGAATAGGTGATTTATCGCATTTATGCGATCAGGGACGTGGGGGTTTTCTTCCGGCACCACGAGTTTAACCGGAGCCGAATAGCTCCGCATCTGGTTCATAATTGTCGTGTAATCTGATGCCCCGGTCTGCCCGGTTCTGCGTTTACCAGTGGAGTCACCGTAAATCAGGATTTCCGCCCCATGATGGGGGAATGCCTGCTTGAACCACTGACACATATCCGGGATATTACCCTCGTCCATGACGAACTCTCGAACGACTCGGTAGGTATTCCCGACTCGTTGACCGACCAAGGACACCATCGGTTCGACGTTAAAATCCCACATCCAGGCCAACGGCCTTCGGTGAGCAACAACGTAGTTATCATCTACGACGTGGACTCGTCTATCGAAACCATGATAGGCTCTAGCTCCCGACAATCCGGGGAGAAGTTCACCCTCTAGCCGGATTCGTCTACTTGCAGACCCTTCAGGATAAATTGATTCTAGACGCCTAATTTCAGCCGTATCCAGGTGGGGATTGTCGTAAATCGAAGAAGTAAAGACTCTCGCCCTACCTGTGCCTTCCGTTGCCGGGATTGCAATATCGTTGTACAACCATGAGACTCCTCCAAGCTGCCCTTCTGGTGGAAGGAGTGTACAGGTGCCGAACACCCGCAACTTGGTGCCAGACCCGATTCGGATGACGGTTTCTTCATAAATATCTTTCGGGGGTTCTTCGTCAAATTGGACCCAATCCTTGTCCGCCCCTTGGAACTTCGGACGGCCTGAGTCACATGACTTGAACCCGATGATGCTCCCGTTCCGCAGAATAAGAATCTGGTCAGAAACACGCCAGTCTTTTATTTCTCTAGCAGGAATGAAAGGTGCGTGCCCTGTGGCAACGGCCACGCCATTGTCGAAGTATTTTGGTTGGATGATGTCGCGGGACGACGGAAAGTCCAGTGATATGACCCATCCTGATGTTGGTCGAAACTTTTGACCTGGAATCCCAAAGCGAGCAATTCTCGCACCGCACCAAGCCCCTGCGTCAGACTTACCGCTTCTATTCGCAGCGAGAAACCAGTTCTCATAACATTCTTCTCCTATGACACTTGCGACGAACGGCCCCTGCTTCGGAGTGGGAAACCACTTTAACAGAGGATCATCCTTCGCCCGCTTTGCCTGCTCTTCGAGAATCAATACCCGCTCTTCAACTTCCCGGCGATCCACTTAGGCACCTGGACGTTTCTTGATAGACTTGAAGAACATCCCGAACATCTGGCATGGGATTTGGCTAGTGTCAACCAAGGTGCCCTTGTACCGGATGCTATAGACGACCACGCATGAATGGCCTATATCTTCAAAGACCCACCAACGAGTCTCGTAGCCGCTCGGTGTGTACAACCGCATCGGTGGTTCGGATTCTGGTTCCATTAAAACCGGAGCCGCTAGGACCATCGAGCATGTCCCTATCAGTAAAGCCGCACAGACCGCTAGATACAGCTTGTACCACATATTCCCCTCTTTATGGAGCCGCTGCGAGGGATCGAACCCCGGACCAACGGTTTACAAAACCGCCGCTCTACCAACTGAGCTACAACGGCATTAGTTTGTTGCGCCTGTTGACTTCCGCCAGAGATTGACGGCTTCCACTAAGCGCACATAATAATCGTTATCTTCTTCACCGCGCTGCATCGGATACAGGTAGTAACTCATTACACTTGCCGCGAGTGCCGCCGTATCAAAGTCCATTTCGGCTTCACCTTGCTGGACAACTTGAAACAACTCTCGAATCCGCTGCTGCTGTGAATCATTCTCTCGCATCTGCGACAAGACAAAGCCGACCATATCCAGCAACAACTCCCATTGCTCCCCGGTTGGCTCTAGGTTCTGCATCAGCCGAATACGCTTGTTGGTATTGATCGTCCGGCCAAAAACCTGCTTGAATACATCGTAGGTAATGACGCGATAAGCCAAATCCCTTGGTGTAATCTCCTTGGCTTCACGCTTCCACGGCCAGGTCAGGCTCCACTTCATAACCCCTCCTTTGGATGCCTACGGAACGACTGTGACCTTGACTAAATTCTCTGGATTCTCCCAGGATGCTTCCAGGTACAGGGCTACGACGAGTGCGCCGGTGGACCCTGCCCAATCTGTATTTAAGTTCTTCATGTCTATACGCTCACCGGGCAGCAACTTGGCGCTTAATTCCTGTTTCAAGAATACTCGATGCTGCTCTGCATCCCCAGGAACCGTAATGCTGGCTATTTCGATGACATTATCCTCGTTGTCAACTTTATCAAATTGGAACGTCTGAGGATGGGCCGCATCATCCAATGTCTCCGCGATGATGATACTAACCGCCCTGACCACATGGGGGATGACCCCGCACCACTGCCGGTCAACTAACCCGGAGGGGTTAATATCCGTCACGATGGTACCAACGGGTAATTCGAGTTCCCCGGTCTTGGCTCGCATGAGAACTTCATATCTGTAAAATGGATAGGCCACGTTACTACTTCGCTACCTTCTTCGGCTGCTTCGGCACCAGTGTCCATAACCCGTTATGCTGGCTCCAAATGGTCAATGAACCCTTTGGGTCTGACCGTGTTGACTTCTTTCCCTTTGGTAATGCTGGTTTCATTAATAGCGTAGCCCCTAGACCTTTATCATATTGGGATTATTATCGCCTGGTACTTCCCAGGTTGGTTCTAGATATAACTGAAATCTCCCCGCACCTGCTTTGGAACCACCACCCATCGCGGTTGTGACTTCCATGATACAGGACTCACCTGGCTTGATGACTTGATTTAGCAACGGTGAATCAGTCGTATCTACAAAGAGGACTTTCCCGGCTACTACTCCTGCTGGAATTGGAATCGTTGCCATTGTGGTTTTCCCGGTATTGGACCCCGCAATAGGCCGAAAGTTGACTTGTACTTCCCCAGGATCACCGTCTGTATCCGTCGTAATAACGATAGCGGCACCACGGATATAATGTGGGATCAGCCCCGGTGAGAACTCAATGAATTGATCTGTTGCCGTTGTTAAGTCCGCCACGAAATCAATGCATGTTTCATATTTGGAATGAATGTATGCCATACTTGTCCTATACTACAAAAATTTACCCCTACCTACTACTACTTGTCCCCTACTACAAACTTGTGGGAGCGGCTATAGAACACGCTCGGCCTGATACCGTGGTCCCCACACCCTCGCTAGAATATTCATTAGGGGCAACTACCTAGGTACAATATTTACCTAGTGATAATTACTTATATGATATACCCTTAATAATAAATACCTATTAGGTATTACCGTAAGTATATAGCGTAAGCGATATATATCTAGGTAATACCGATTAATACTATTCTACTAGATATATATTATATAGATATATATATAATTAGAGAATATATCTTAATGAAAAACCCTTACTTAATTACTCGTCGCTTGGAGTAAGAGCGTCTAGCGACTCGGATGCTATAGCTTTTTCATGTATGCTATTCGATTACTCTAGCCTTGACTGTATCATCATCTACAAGGGTTGATTTCACGTCAATTACATTCCTTGCGGCTTGCTGTTTATGTTCAAGCATAGCAAGCCTATCATTCAGTTCAGCGTCACTCAATGTCGCTATGACGACGTTTACGTTATGCTCGGTAATATGTTTTTCACTAAAACCAGATAGTCTACTGAGTATCGCAATAGCCTGCGCCCAACGATCAGGTGACTTAGTAGCAAAGGTCCGTAATGCTTCGTCTGTAGGAGCACAGTCAAGTAAACGTGCAAGTTCTACGCGAAAAGGACTACGATTGAGTTCCTGTATTTCTTTGCTTACGGATGAACCAAGAGGGGATTTCACCTTGAGTATTTTCTTTTTGGATTTTATTTCTTGCGATGATCCACGCATCTATAATTCCCTTACTGCACACCCATTTACCACTAGGGGTTTTTGCTATTGGTAAACCATGTAAATAATACCATTTATACATTGTGCTAACTGATACACCTAGCAATTCACTTATGGGCCTTGCTCCGAATACTAGGTATGAATTAGGACGGTTTTTTAACCTAGGCATAATTCTATCCCCTACAAGTTAGAACGATTGATTAGGGAATTTATTCAGTGTAGCAAAAAACATACACTACGATTAGATAGGGAATAAGAAGCCTATTACCGTGTTATTTATACCACACTATTAGCAATATCAATAGGTTATAGTTAGGTATGGGCCTTGCATATAATGTAGCGCATGGCAAGCGTACCTACAATCAACCAATCAAACGGGGGTTCTACCATGCCAAACTATCATTACAATCTATCTCAAGTGCGGGTGTTCAATAGTGGCAAATCAGCATTTAAGCGGAGTAAGATTGACGGTAAAACCGAAGCATACCATAACAAGCGGTTTATTAAACTCACCCGTAAGGCTAACGAAAGGACACGCTAACATGCTAAACACCACATGGGAAATATGGGATTACGACGTATGGGGTAATGAGGAAGAAGGCTACACGGTCAACAATCGCTTTAACGTCTATCGGGAATATCCAATAGCCTGTCCTGTGAGTACCTACAATAGAGGAAAGAAAGGACAGTTTAGTTCTGCTACCCCTACGGATGAACAGATTAGAGAAGCATTAGACATTAGCCCTACAGTACAGATTGAAACTACGGGCGACGATTTAAGCATCTATGTAAATGAAGCAGAAACAGGCTATCCCCTAGGGGAAATGCTCTGTACTTCACATGCTAGCCTAAGCCGGATTAGAAAGGAAGGTGCAAAATGAAAAGGCAATATGAATATGATTCACAATTTGACGGTGCGTTTACGGTAGACGGTTACAAGGGCGTAGCGTGGTATGTGTGGGGTTGGGAAATTGAACCAGACCAGGATACAGAATGGTCTGGACTATACAATCACACTGGAAATGTGGTGGCAACAATGGTTGGCGATGATAGACACTTCGTTTTCGATATAGGAGAAATTCACAAGCTTGACGAGTCTGAATACTGCCATTCGTGTGGGCAAACGGGCTGCAAACATAACATAGGAGAAAACTAAAATGGGAATGACTAAAAAGGATTTTATTCGACTAGCAGACAAGGTGCGGGAATATCAAGAAGCAAAGTATAGAAACCACGATATTGAATTGGAAGAGCCTTTTTTACTCGATATGCTAGTTGAGTTTTGCTTAGAACAAAACCCTAGATTCAAGCCTAGCGTATTCCTAGGCTATGTACGCGGTGAATGTGGGCCTAATGGTGGCAAGGTGAAGTAACACACACCCTGTTAACGGAGGATATATGCAGACAGTCTTTGCTAATCTAGCAGACGGTACACGCTACTTACTGTTTGACGTGGGCCTAGATTTTGACGTGCAATCATGGGCGAATGCAAGGGCGAATGCCCTGCGATTGCTAAACGTGGTAAAGCTAACGGTAGAACTACGTTTAGCGGAAAGGAACTAATGCCGACATTAGAAAGACGCATAAGGCATCTTATTGTGTCTCGCTACCAGTCTTTACCGCTACCAGGAATGGAGCATACCGTAGCGGAAAGAGCAAAACGTATAGCGGACTACCTGCGAGAAAGACGTAGCAGGCTAGAGCGGAAGTGTGATAATTGCTCGACTAACCAAGGGCGCAAGAATATTTGGGGCTACCATTTCGATAGCCCGTTTGACGAGAAAGGCACCGATCACTATTACTGCTCGGAAGAGTGTAGGGAATACGCGGAAGGTAGCGACGGGTATGATTTTGCGTATAGAAACTGCGAGTCTTGCGATAGGTATATATGCGAAAGGTGTCCTAGTAATGGGTGGCACGAATATTTTAGATACTCGGAAGAACACGGGCAAGAATGCCTTAAATGTTACGAGGAAAGGATTCTAGATAATGGGATTGACGCTGAATCTTTTACGCAGGGTAAAATCAAGGGTATGTTTTTCTCTTTCGGCAATCCTGAACTAGCAGAGAAAGGCTATCAACCCGTACCAGGTTTTACCGATTACTTTATTCGGGGGTCTGCTAGTGTGAAAGAATATTGCACAAAAGCCCTTGAACTAATCGGGAATAAAAACATGGTTATAACAGGGTATGAATCTATGGGTTTGGGTGGTGGTGAAGGTACGGTTAGCATGTATTCTAAACCTATAACGGAGGAAAACTAACATGAGCAAACATGATGCACAATTTCAGATTCAGGCTGTAGTCAATGAGTATGTAGCAGCCTTACGGGTAGGTAACGACGAACTCGCTAAGCGTATCTATAATGCTAATCCCGATTTACAGGATACGCTTACCGATGCTAGTGTAGCAGTAACCTTTACAACCCCTGCATGGGATGATAGAAAGGATATATAACCATGTATAAAATAGTTAGATTCTATTACCCTACGTTTGACGCAAGGGGACAGGATGTTACCCGTAGGCCGCGCACTATCAAGACAGGGTTGACACTTGACGAGGCGCAAGAACACTGTAGACGCCCTGATACGCGCAAAGAAGGGGAATGGTTTGACGGATACCAGGAAACTTGACAACGGAGGAGAAATATGATACTCTTAAAGGCTAGTGCCTTTTGTAAGCCATGCCTTGCGGGTGGAAGTGCTAAGACCTGTAAGCATACTATAAAGACGCCATGCGTAGCCTATAAGTTTCGGTTAGGCTATAAATGCGATAGAAAACGTCTATCTAAAATGAAAGGAAAATAAATATGGTAGTTACAGTTACCAAAAACGATATTAAGGCCGGTTTCCTTCACCATTCTTTTCATTGTCCTATTGCAAAGGCACTCAAGCGTGCTACTAAACGTGCTGTTAGTATCGGAGTAGGATACGCGACAGTTTATAGGTCGGAAAGCGATAGGTATAAAAACACTGTATATATTTTGCCTGATGAAGTAGTTAAGTTTATTAGAAACTTTGATAGGGGTTTACCTGTAGAACCTTTCACCTTTACTCTATAAGGAGTAACTATGCTGTATATTATCAGGACAGAACTCAAGCAGCCCGAAGCTATCGAAAGAATGGTAGCTAAGCATTTCCCTGGTTTTCACACACACAGGGGACGTGGATTTTGGGAAGGTAAACCGGAACTTGACTTCACTATCGAAGTTATCGCCCCCGCGAGTGACTTAGATAAGATTCGAGAACTTGCTAAGTGGATCATGGAATTTAACCCCCAAACAAGCGTGGTAGTCCAGCGTTTAGAATGTGAAATCTTTTGGTTCTTTAACGAATAAGGAGGTATAAAATGGAAATGACAGGGAAAGAAAAGTTACTTCTACTTGCTGATGTTCTCGATACAAAAGTACCGGATGGACAATTCGATTTAAATGAATGGACACATGAGGCTTTTAAAACTCAAGTCAATACAGGTATGTACGAGAAAGACTATAGTTGTGGGTTTGTTGGCTGTGCTGTTGGTTATGCTTGTACCATTCCGGCTTTTAACGACTTAGGGTTAAAATTTAATTATGGCCCTATTTTTGAAGGTAGCAGCGGGTGGCCTGCTGTATCAAGTTTCTTTGGGATCAATTCAAGTAGTGCATATCACTTGTTTGATACTCACGCTTACAGTCCTAATGAGTGGTACAATCCCCATGCTGTAGCGGAACGTATTAGGGAGTTTGTAAAGGCCAATGAACCGAGCAAATAAGTGGTATAAGCAGAAAATGAAGTCGTTACGGGCCGGTAGGGGTTCGGCTTGTGAATCATGCGGGTCTACCTTGCGCCTTGAATGGGCGCATGTGAAACCTACCGGCTTGAAAGGACAAGGTAGGGGTTTCAATTCTAGAGTGAGAGATATTATAAACTACCCTGAATCTTATAAACTGCTCTGTAAGGTGTGTCACTATAACCTTGACAATGGGTAAAGAAAGGAGTATAATATGCCTAACGAAGTATGGTTTTTATTCGTTGTATGGTTTCTAATTGTAGGTCTTAGGATAGGGTACTTAATAGGAAAGGGATAATAATGAGCACACAAGTAAGGATTAAAATATCAGGCAATAGCGGTGCCCGTATTCTGTTTTGTGCCTGCGAGAATGCTTATCAAAATAATAAGTACGGAGGAAACCGTAAGGTTCATAACAAGTGTAACCAGGGATATAGGTGTACCGTATGTGGCAATATAAAACAGAGTTAATACAGATAATCTTTTGGGTTCTATTTCTCCTCATAGTTGTGGCTGATATTGCTTTAAGCTGCGATGGTGAATTTCTCTATGAGCCGACTACGAGAGAACCAGATAATGAGGAAGTCAATACATGGGCAGGTACAGTGAGCCGAACATGGAAATTTCTCGATGGTCGAACACTTACGACGGTATATATAATTACGCATATCTCTACAGAAGAGACAGTAGAAACTTTACCGAATCCTTTGTTCTATATCGTGACTGATAAGACGCATACTAGTATTACTTATATAGACCCGGAAGGCAACGGTCAATGCTACGATATAAGGAGATACTAATATGAAAATGTACTGTAGCAACTGCCACGTCTTTGAAGTCTACGACGCAGGGGATTTATGTGTCTCATGCTATAAACATTGTCTAGACGAGAGATATA